CGAAGCTCCAGCGGACGCTCGCGGGACGCTACATAGCCGGCCGCGTTGTTCGCCGTGCCGTGAAGACGTGGCCCGTGCCTGTGCTCGAGCAGTGCAACGCTGGCGAAGCCGAGGTGGTCGGCGTCCATCTGGCCCGCAGCTTAGAGCGTCAGGCTCGCCAAGAGTTCGGCATGGGCATCCTGCTCACGCTCGTGCTGTCGGCACTCATTTCAGAGGTCGTGAAAATCCTCGTCCGCTGGTGGCTGGAGCGTCAGGAGAATCAGGCCGACATGCGAACCCTTGTCCGCGAGAGCAAGCACCATGACTGACGCCGCGAAAGAAACCGTGTTCGACATCCTGAACAAGTGGGGCTTCCCGACGCTCGTGGCGCTCGCCGCTGGCTGGGTGCTGCGGCACGACGTGTTGCTGCCTTTGGTAGAAGAACACCGGGCGTTCGTGAAGCAGTTGGGCGAGACTCAACGCGAGATCAGTAAGGCGATCACTGAGCAGACGCGACTGCTCTACGCGATGCAGCCGAAAGCGGAGAAGTGACGCATGGCATCCTACGACCAGACGCCCGGGACGCTGAATCTGTCCTTCGCTCGCGGAGATGACTTCTCCACGCTCATCGACTTTTCGATTGGCATGGCTGGCTATACCGTCACGGCTGGCATCACCTCGCTGGTGAGCCACACCGAGGTGCAGCCGTTCGCTGTGTCGTTCGTTTCGGCGACCGCTGGCCAGGTGAATATCAGCCTGACCGACGCACAGACGGCGGCACTGGCTCGCGGGACATACGGCTGGCAGATGCGATGGACTGAGAACAACGCCACGCGAACGGCTCTCACCGGGGTTGTCGAGGTACTCTGATGCCGATCAACGCAACCGTCAGCGGCGGGCAACAGATCACGGCGAGCGTCGGCGAGACGCAGATCGACGTGTCGGTGTCTGGTGGCGTCGGGCCTACGGGAACGGCTGGAGCGGCTGCGTCTGTGGCGGTTGGCACCGTCACCACGGGTGCGCCGGGTTCGTCGGCGAGCGTGGTGAACGCTGGCACCAGCGGCGCGGCGGTGCTGAACTTCACGATCCCGGCTGGGGCGCAAGGCATCCAAGGGCCGCAAGGCCCGCAGGGAATCAAGGGCGACACGGGCGCCACTGGGTCAACCGGTGCCACCGGCCCGCAAGGCACGAAGGGCGACACGGGAGACACGGGGCCGCAAGGCCCGGCTGGTGCGGCTGGTGCCACGGGTGCAACCGGGCCGACCGGCCCGCAAGGTGCCACCGGCCCGCAAGGCCCGCAGGGCGACCCCGGCGTCGTGTCTGCTACGGCTCCGATCACCTACGCGAGTCAGACGGTCGGCATCTCGGTCGGCACTGGCCTGGCGACCTCGGGCGGCGCTCTCGTGTTGGCCTCGCACACCCACTCCGCAGCCGACATCACATCCGGCACCGTCGCCACGGCAAGGCTCGGCAGCGGGACGGCTGATGCGACTACGTTCTTGCGGGGCGACGGGGCATGGGCCGCGCCATCCGCGAGCGTCACCTACGCCACTAAGGCGCAGGCGGAGGACTATAACAGCACCACGGTTGCGATGAACCCAGCGAGGACGCTGAACGCGCTCATCGGCTGGGCGCAGATTTTGCCAACCGCAACTGCCAACACAACTGGCGGCGGCACTACAACTCACAACAACGTCAATCTCTGCGACTCTGGATCGACCGCTGGCGGCTTCACAAGTGCTTTTACGAACAGCAACGGCTCTATAACCAACCTGCTATCGCCACAATCTCGCGGTATTGATTGGGCCAAGCGTCGATATTTTTGCGTGCGAATCCGCCGTGAAGCGACAAACTCATCGACAGGATTTGGGCGGTTCTATTACGGGTTTTTGACAAGTACCGCATCTGCCGCACAGCCATCGCAGCGATCCGTTGGTTTTGAGTTACGCGGAACGGCCTCTCGTTTGTGGTTGATTGCCCATAACGGCACGACGCTGACGCAGTTTGATACCGGCTGGGATGTTACTGGAGGCAGTGATGCCACCAACGAGTTCCTAGTCGAGTCATCTGAAGGAACGGTCAACGTCTACGTCGATGGGACTTTGCGTGGAACTACCACGGGCGGGCCTACGACGTTGAGCGCCGACTCATCCAGCGGCATCAACTACCAAATCGGCAACGGCGGTACCGCTGCTAGAACGGCGTTCTTCGTTTCGCCAGCGAGGTTCACAATATGAAATGCCCGCCGTGTGAATGGGAGGACTTGTGGGCAATGGGGCTTCCGCTGGACAGCGGGGTCTACTCAGATGGCGTGGCGATCAGAGTTGAACCACAGCCGCCTCGCCTCGTCGGCCAACTACTCCGCGAGTTGGCAGCGCGGCCCGCACCGGAGGGCGACCGGCTCGCCTACCTTCGCCATGTGCGTGACCTGTTGATGGGCCTGACGGATTGGACGCAGACCGACGACGCGCCGCTCACCGAGTCGCAACAGGCAGCATGGGCCACCTATCGCCAGGCCCTCCGCGATCTCCCCGGCGTCTACAGCGGCGCAGGCCCGATCCCGTGGCCGACTGCCCCATGACGCCCCCCACCCCTGCCGCCGTGCTCCTGGCCAACGGCCGCTGCTGCGGACGGCGATGCACGCTGTGCCCGTATACGCCGAGGTGGGTGGCGGGGGCGAAGAAGGTGAAGTGATGCCAACACGGATCGAGATGTGGAAACTGCCGCGACCGAACTACAAGATTCGGCGACGCGAGACTCGACCCAACGCCGCAGCACGCGGCTACTGCGACGCGAAACACAGAGCATGGCGATTGGCGGTACTGAACCGCGACAACTGGCAATGCCGCATGTGCGGGCGCATCTGTGCGGCGAAACGCCAGGCCCATGCGGACCACATCATCCCGATCGTCGTGCGGCCAGACCTGCGGTACGAGGTGGCGAACGGACGGTGCCTGTGCCACTCGTGCCACAGCAAACACACGGCGGGCGGCGGGGAGGTTTGAGCGCGTCCGGTGACGCGAGCCCGTACCCCATAGGGGGGTGCCGTTTTGGCAGCGACGGGGCGGCGAACCACTGCTGTATCCCGAACGTGCGCGGCCGCAATTTGGAACAGCGTTTTTCCCGAGAGTTATTGAGGTTTTGAAATGCCTCGCGGACGCAAGCCGACACCCCCTTCCGTGAAGCGAATGCTCGGCAACCCCGGCAAGCGGCCGATCCGGCCTGACCTGCCGGCCCCGCCGGGCGCCCCGCCGATGCCGTCGCGGCTGATGGTCGAGCCGCTCGCGGTGGAGAAGTGGAACGAACTTGTCCCGATTCTTATGGGCATCGGGACGCTCACGACTGCGGACGGCGAAGCCCTTGCGACTTTGTGCGAGGTGTACGCTGCAACGCAGGCTTGCTTGCTGGAGTTGCGTGCGAGCGGGCCGGTGATGCGGACTGATCTTGGTGGTGTGAAACCGAACCCGGCTGGGCCGTTGTATCGAGGGCTCGTCAGTCTTCAGACCTCGCTCATGGGCGAGTTTGGTTTGACCCCTGTCAGTAGGACTCGACTAGGTGGCAAGGAAGAAAAGCCAACCGACGAAATCGAAGAGTTCTTCCGCGTCCACGGTGCCTGACCTTTGCGCTGAGGGCGAGAGGCGTTATCGCCGTGTGGTCAGTTTCTTTGAGAACGTCTTGCGGCACAGCAAGGGGCAGAACGCTGGCAAGCCGTTCACGCTGCTGCCGTGGCAGCATCATGTGATGCGTGAGCTCTTTGGCCGGCTGAACCCTGACGGCACGCGGCAGCATCGCGTCGGGTACATCGAGCTCCCGAAGAAGCAAGGGAAGAGCACGACGCTCGCCGGCATCGCTCTCTACATGACGGCGTTTGACTCTGAGCCTGGCGCCGAAGTCTACGGTGCGGCCTGCGATCGCGAGCAGGCTGGCATCATCTATCGAGAAGCGGCGTCGATGGTGCGGGCTTCGCCTGCGTTGTCTCGGCACCTCGAGGTGATCGACAGCCGCAAGACGATCGTGCATAAGGCGAGCAACTCGTTCTACCGGGTTCTGAGTGCAGATGCGTTCCGTGCCGAGGGGCTCAACATCCACGCTCTGCTCTTCGACGAGTTGCACGCCCAGCGGGATCGTCGCCTGTGGGATGCCTTGCGGTACGGCGGCGCGGCCAGACGCCAGCCGCTGATTCTCTCGATCACGACGGCGGGCTATGACCGTCGCTCGATTTGCTGGGAGCAGCACGCCTACGCAGAGAAGTGCATCGCAGACCCGGCCTTTGACCCGGCCTTCTTCGGGTGCATCTACGCGGCCCCGCCTGAGTGTGGTGCGGACGGCACGTGGAAAGACCCGAAGGTGTGGCGGATGGCGAATCCGTCACTGGGCGAGACGATCACGGAAGAGTCGTTCGCGGCCGACGCTCGTGAGGCTGAGCAGTCGCCGACAAAGCTCAATTCGTTTTTGCGATACCGGCTCAACGTCTGGACCACGCAAGACACGCGGTGGATCTCGCCGACTGCCTGGGCGTCGTGCAACGGCGGCTTGCGACCGTTTGGCGACCGCCCTGTGTACGCCGGGCTCGACTTGGCGACCACGTATGACCTCTCGGCCCTGGTGCTCGTGTGCCCAGACCCGGAGGACGGCTCGATTGACGTACTGCCGTTCTTTTGGATTCCCGAGGCTAATGCTGCGGAGCGTGCCCAGCGGGACAAGGTGGACTACCTCTCGTGGATTCGCGACGGGCATATCCGCGTGACCGATGGCAACGTGACCGACTACACGGTGTTGCATCGTGATATTGCCGAGATTTGCGACACGTACAAGGTGCGGACGCTGGCGGTGGACTTGAAGTTCAACGGGCAGATGCTCGCGAACATGCTGCAAGGGGACGGGGTGGATGTGAAAGGCTATCCGCAGGGGGGCCGCGCGATGTCGGCCCCTGCGAAGACGTTGGAAAACCTGATTATCAACGCGAAGGTGCGGCACGCTGGGCATCCGGTATTGACGTGGTGTGCCGGAAACGTGGCGGTGCAAGAGGATCGGTTCGGCAACATCTACCCAAGCAAGGCGAAATCGACCGAGCGCATCGACGGCATCGTGGCTCTGTGCCAGGGCATCGGGTGCTGGATCGGGTCTGAACAGAAGCCGGAAGCCACCCCCGAAATATTCTTCATATGACGAACGAAAACCGCATCTTGTGGCTGCCCGGCGAGGAGCGTGCGTGGGATGACGATGGCGGTGGCCGCAGTCCTGCCGGCGTGCGCATCAACGCCGACAACGCGACGATGGTCGCGGCAGTGTTCGCGTGCGTGCGGATTCTGAGCGAGACGGTGGCGAGCCTGCCGCTGCATGTGCTCGAGCGGATGCCGAGCGGCGGCAAGCGTCAGGCTCGTGAGTTGCCGCTGTATCGGCGGCTGCATGATCGTCCGAACTCCTGGCAGACGAGTTTTGAATGGCGTGAGCAGATGGTTCGCCATGTCGCGTTGTGGGGCGACAGCGAAAGCGAGATTCGCCCTGGCGAGTCGGGCTACGCTGACCAGATCATTCCGCTGCATCCCAGCCGGATGAAGGTGGACGTTATCGAAAACGACCGCCTGCGGTACACGTACCGGGAGGAGAAGGGGCGGCAGACGGTCTACTCGCAAGAGCAAATCCTGCACGTTCGCGGGCCGAGCGATGACGGCGTGCACGGGCAGAGCATCGCGGAAGAGTGCCGCGATGCGATTGCGTTGGCTCGGGCGTGCGAGATTCACGGGGCGCGGTTCTTTGGTGGCGGTGCCCGGCCTGGGTTCATTCTCTCGACCGACAACCCGCTCAATGCGGAAGCCCGCCGTGAGTTGGCCGATGGATGGAATCGCAAGCATCGCGGCCCGTACAACGCCTTTGAGACGGCGGTACTGACGGGCGGGTTGAAGCCATACGAAATCCCCTACGCGAGCAATACCGATTCGCAGTTCCTCGAGCTGCGTCGCTACCAGTTGGAGGAGATCGCCCGGCTCTTCCGCATCCCGATGCACCTGCTCCAGGTGGGTGGCGGCTCCTACGGCAGCATTGAGCACGCCGGAATCGACTTCGTGCAGCATACGATCATTCCGTGGCTCCGCAGGCTGGAGTCGGCATTCTCTCGTGACTTGCTGCCGGATGACGCGGCACGCGACCGCTATCAGATTTCCTTCGATGTTCGCGGTCTGTTGCGTGGTGACGCGGCGAGCCGGTCGGCGTACTACCGCAGCATGTGGGACATCGGCGTCCTTTCGACCAATGACATCCTCGCTCTAGAGGACATGAATCCGGTTGAGGGTGGCGACGAGCGGCATCGTCCGCTGAACATGGGGACGCTGGGTGCGGACCCGTCTGCGGGCGACGTGCTAGCGCAGCAGCAACCCGGCAGCGGCATCGACGGCCAGGCGGTCGAGGGCGGTCTGGATGCGGCGACGCAACCGGCCAGCGAACCGGCCACGGACGCGGCTCCGCAGGTCGCCGACGTGTCGCTCAACGGAGCGCAGATCACGGGGCTGATTGCGATCGTGTCGCAGGTGCCGGCTGGCCTCATCACGAAGGACGGCGCAGCGGCCTTGATTGCTGCGTCGTTCCCGTCAATCAACGCCGCACAGATTACGGCGATCCTCGCGGGTGTATCCGAATCTGCACCCGTGCCGCCGCCGGCCACCGAACCGGCCACGCCAGACGTTCCTGCCGCCTCGCGTGCCGAGCCTGACGCTATCGCAGAAGGCGATTGGGTGACGTTGCCTGGCGGTCGCGTCGGCCAAGTCGATCACGTGATGACCGAGGGCGTCCTGAATCTGGGCGACGTTGAATTGCCCGCGACGCCAGACGATCCCGCCGCGCTCGTGAGCGTGTGGGAGGAAGGCGAGTTTGACGACCCGGTGGCGGTGAAGGTGGCCGAGATCACGAAGACGGAAGCACCCAATGGGCAGGTATGACCACATCGACTTCACGCCCCCGGCGGGAGTGCGGAAGGAAGCACAGAAGGGGCTGGACTGGCGAAGCGAGTACGGACGCGGTGGCACGGCAGTTGGCATTGCTCGCGCTCGCGACTTATCCAACGGCGCGACAATCAGTCCCGACACCGCCCGCCGAATGAAAGCATTTTTCGACCGGCATCAAACGAACATCGGAACGACGGGCTGGAGTCCCGGTGAAGACGGGTTTCCCTCCAACGGTCGCATTGCATGGGCCTTGTGGGGAAGTGACCCCGGTTGGGCATGGAGTCGCAAACTGGTCGAGCAGATGAACGCCGCAGACGAGGAGAACCGAAGCATGACCGAACGCCGCAGCCTCTACGAAACCGAATCGACCGACCTGCCCCTGCTCCGCGTGGAATCGCGTGCGGAGGACGGCCAGCCCGAAAGCCGGTGGATCGTCGGCTACGCGGCGAAGTTCGGCGTCAACTCGCTCGACCTGGGCGACTTTGTGGAGCGGATCGACCCCAATGCGTTCGGCATCGTCGCGGAGCGTCGCGGGCGGCGTCGCCCCCTGGAGACGCGGGCGCTCTGGAATCACGACCCGAACTATCCGCTGGCTCGCTACCCGGGCACGCTGAAGCTCACCGTGGACGAGGTAGGGCTGCGGTACGAGT